ACATCTTTGAGTAATAGTATTAGTTGAGTCAGTATAGTTAACAAATTCTCTAGGAGTAGATTGTTTGTAAAAGCCGTAACTATTACCATAAACATCTGATGTATCAAATATTAAATCTTTTTGTGACACACCTAATCTAGATTGTCTATCATCTATAGGTAATAAAGCTTTATTAGATATTTTGTAAACGTCTTCGTTGTCCCAAATATCACCATTAATGCCTTTAAAAAAGTCTACCTTATCATATAATCTAGATACACCAGAAGAGTAGATCTTATTTTTCTCTTCTTTATTTTCATATCCATGAAAGTTAAGATACTCTGATCTATCGTTTATAAAACCAAATGCAGAACCATTACTAATATCGTAATTAACAATGTATGCATTTTCATTAATATCAAATACATTATTTGATTTACTGTAACGAGAATTACCGTATGTGGCAACATACTTATTAGGATCTGGAAAATAATAAATTGAATTAGCTGATAATGAATCTGTATTTAAAAAGTAATCGTAAGAAAATGTATTGTATTGTAACACACCTAAGTTATTAGGAGTATAAAAACCACCAATATCTTTTGCAGTAACTAAAAATGCTGTATTAGGTACTGTTGCAGTACTTACATTATTTCTATTTAAAAAGTTTTGAGATTTATTTTCAGCTTTTAAAAATTGACCTGACAGTATAGTTGATGTAACATCACCAGTTGATAGATAATACCAATCAGTACCTGAATATTTTTCAAATAATTTTTTCTTATTAATTAAATTTAACTGATTAATATTACCGTTATTATATTGGTCAATAAAATCTTTATTTTTAAGATAATTTGTATCTACTGATGTAATAGATATTGGAAATGAAAAATTTGAAATAAAATTCTCTAAAACATAATTGTAACCAGATAGTAATCTTACTACAGAGTTATCATAATTTAAAAATAAATCTGGGTCAAAAGGATTAGTGTTACTTGACCATTGGTTGGTTCTATTAACACCTCCATATTGATAAGCTGATGCGGGTTCTGATGCAGTTAAATCAAAATAATCATCATACTGATCATATAATTCATCAATAACATAATTAACATTTGATAAAATATAACCTACATCTTTATCATATTTGTATACTAACGATCTTGTATCGGAGTTATAATTTAAAAGGTCACTAATGAGTTTAGTTAGAAAAGACTTAATACCTAAATTAGAAGAAAAGATATTATTTTTCTTAGGCGTTGTCTTTACGGTTTCTCTAAAGTCTTTATAGTATGAAGTTAAAGATTGTATCTTATTGGATACCAAAGGGACGAGTACATCTAATTGATCTGGATCATTATAATCAACTGAACTTAAAAACCTTCTTTCCTGCTCGGTATATACCTCTAACGATATCTGCTTTAATAATGATAGATAATTTTCTTTTACTAAATTGTTTTGCTGATCTAAAAATGTATTTTTAACTTTATTCCAAGAAGTTAAATATTTTCTGTAAGAACTTTGAAAAGTTGTTACTGTTGTAGAATTATTTTTAAAGTAAGATAACCAGGTTTTAAAATCTAATGGAAAATTATAATCATCAGCATCAGATACATTACCGAGAACGGTAATTGATCTATCAATTTTATAATCACTAAAACGATCTATAGTGTTAACTGGCATTGATAATATTTAATTGATTAGTTAGCTGACAACAATTCCAAACCAACACTTAACTGATAATTTATATTTTGTGCAACTACACCGCTTAATGAATCCCAATTCATTTCATCTAATGGTGTACCTTTATAACTGCTGAGATAAGATGGTAAGTATGTACTTGATAATGGATTATTACCTTGAAGATTAACTGTTGTTTGATATTGGTCACCCCAATTAATTAAATTATTATCCCATTCTCCTGGTACTACATTTATAAATTCATAAAATGCATAATAAGCAGATAATGTGTAAATATAATCTGGTTCATTAAAGAACCCGTTGGGTAATACTAATGGCCAACCCCAACTGTTATTATATGTGCTTAAAGGGTAACTAGATACGGTTTGTGATATAACATCTAAATTAATATCATTAACTACATTAGTTCTTAACAATGTATATTGATCAGAAAAATATTCATAAGCAATAATATAATCATCTTTTTTATCAATTACCCCTGTAAGTATATCAATTTGATTACCTGTATTGTTACCTTTGCTTTTACCTAATGAGTAATTAGTAGTAGCTAAATCTAAGTCATTAAAGTTAGTACCTTGTCTGTAATTATCTTTAAAGTTAAATTTATCTTGATTGCGCTTACCAAATAGTAATGATTTTTTAACTGAAAATAAATTAACTAATCTAGCTAAATCAGCTGGGTAATTTATTAATAAATTAGTTGTAGCATAGTCATCTAAATCTACATTATATTCTAATGCCAATCCGTATAAGTTTTGAATATTACAGGTATCTATATTGACATTGTTTTTAATAAAATTAGATGTCTTTTCGTATATTCGTTTACCTACTGCATTAGTATCAGAACTTAAAGTACCTAAAATGGTTCCAAAGAATGTATCAAATATTTCTGGTCTCTTATAGATAGAAGGCTGAAACGCTAAGTCCTTCATATAAGTAGCCATATCAAAATTTTCATTTATTTTAGCTACTTTATTACTTGATAAAGAATTAATTTGAAAGAAATTACTACTACCTGTTAGTTCAGCTGTACCGGTATCAATACTACCATATAATTTGAATATTGGAGTATCACCGTTATAATTTTTAAAAGCTGAAAGAGGTAGAGTTATATTACCTTTAAACCAACCATATCTATAATCTTTAAAAGTATTAGTATCAAAAGTAATATAATTTTCTGCAGAATTTATTAATGCATTATCACCTTTAGTATCCGTAACTGATAGGCTAAATGTATTAGTTGCAAAATTTAAATAACCTGGGTTTAAATACCAAGATTGATTTTTTAAATCATATAAATTATTTTTTAATTTAGCTACAAAACTAATTGGCTGGTTAACATACTTTACAGGTCCAATGTTAAATGTATCTAATACAAAGCCCTCACCATCTATACCATTAGAAGTAATACTTAAATCATCAGGTTGTACTTCTACATTCTCAGCTATCTTATAATAAACTGAATTTGTATTTTTTATAGGTAAATCAGATTGATAAGGTAGGTTAAAATATTTTGTATAATTGTCTGGAAAGTTTGCTGAGTCGATTGTAGCTAACAAATAGTAACTATCATTTCTATAAAAATCATCAACATAATTAAAGTTAGCATACCCACTCGTTCCAACAAAAAATGCATTAATATCAGATGACGAAGTAGGTACTACTAATGAATCATTATCTAATTTACCATATAAATTAGTGTCATTAGTTTTTATTTTATGTATTATAGTATCACTATAATTGTTTCTAACAATCTCTCTAGTTACAAATCTATGAGTAGGTAATAAATGAGCATAAGGCTCAGTAGCTAACTTTGATTCATCATAATATAATGAATTACTTCCACTAGCATTTAAAAAGAATGAGTAACCGTCAGCTGAATAAGTTTGTAAACTGTTAAACCTATTAATGGTTAAAGTAGGTGAATAATTACCTGCTGACAAATATAACATTTCAAAATTTTCAGCTGATAATTGTTCGAATGCAAAAGTATTGGGTATAAAATCTTTTATTGTAACCGTATTGGCGTATGAATCTAATACGGTGTCACCTGATGTTAAAGTAACAGTCATCGTCACTCTATACTCACCAGGATAAAAATAATAATGTGAAGCAGATAAATCTTTTACTTTCGGTGAACCATCACCAAAGTCCCAAATGATATAATAATCGCTGTAATCTGAAGCTGCTAGATTAGTAGGTAAAAATTTAAGAGGGGTTTGCTCTAATGCATATGATGATAAAGATTGAACATCGAATACATTATAACTGTTAAATTTCCAATATCCTGTATTATAAATCGGCATTTTTAACCTTGTCTAATAACTTCAATTCTTTCTGATATGGTTGATAAATCTTTGAAATATGGGAATTGAAAAAATTGTAAATCTATATCTTGTTCAGTAAAATTAAAATCACTAGTTACATAAACTGGATTGTAAATCACTACTTGTAATAAGTTACTAATAAGCGTACCTGATGAAGTATTTCTTCTTGTAGAAAATTCTACAACACCGTCAATGTTTAATATTAACTGTGTTATATCTTTTAAGCTAACAATTTGACCTAAGTTTAAATTATCAACATTGAAGTAATTTAAGAATACTGATGCTACCTCGTTTCTAACTGATGATAAATCTCTTCTTGAATTTTTATCTACCTCTACATAAAGATAAGACTCTTCTCCGGCAATGTTTGCAAAGTCAAAGTCGGTAGCACTTTGAGTTACACCTAAATTTAACTCCATGTAAACTGGATCAGTTACAACTAACTCAGTGGTTGCTGACTTAACATCACTTAATAAAATATTAATTGCATTCTTTTGTGCTACTGAAAGATAATTAGTTCTAATATCTAATGATGTTTCTAGTACTTTATTAGGTACTGCAAATACATAAACGTTATTAAAGTCACATGCATCAGCAAAATTAATTTGATTAAACAAAACTCTTGAATCATCATTAGGTCTATCTAATCCAATATCAAAAAAGTATTTCTGATATATTGAAGTATAATCAAAATTGTTTACAACTTCAACAGACCTAATCCAGTTACCGAAATTTTTACTAATATAATTCTTATAATCGTCGGTAGTAACTAATCGGTATTGAGAGTTGAATAAGTTAGGTGCATTTTGTTTAATTTCTGCTACTGTTTCCTTCTGTTTAAACAATGTAGATGAATTTATATTTGTAAACGTTACATTAGCACTTTCAGCTGATGTAATAATATTAGTACCAGCTGTTGTAGTGTCGGTTAATATTTCATTAAACGTAGATGTATTATAGAAATAAAGTTGCTGATTGTTTAGGGTACCTTTACTAACTTGACCTTCTAACCCATCAGATTTCAAATAATAAATTTGAACTAAGTCCCCAGCATTTAATTTTTTACCATTTACATTATTACCAAACTTAATTTCATATCTTTCTTCCTCATTAAATCTTACAGAGTATTTTTTAGCACTTCCTGATTCAAGATATAATGAAGCTGATCTTGACCATTTTTCCCAAGCAGAATTTAAACCAACAGGCTTAACATAAACATCTATGCTATTATTATCTATATAAAAATTGTCATTAAGATTAGTTGCAGCTAAAGTAGCTACTTCGTTATTTTCACCAATTGCTTCAAATACTGGAAACTCAACAAATTGACCATTATAAAGTAAAGTATTGTTTTGAAGATTAGTTAAAGCCTCAATACCGTTAAGTGATTTTTGAAATGAAACGTCTTCAGTAAAACTAAAAGATGTACCGCTAAATGTAAAATAACTATATCTTGGTATTGTATATAAATTAGTTGCTAAATTAGCGTTAGCAGTTGCTTCAAATGATAAATTAGATGTTTGAGGACCTGTAGGGTTATAATCGATGCTCTTTACAATCTGATTAATATTTTCATATAACTCAGCTTGACTGAAATTACTCTCAGAAGAGTTCTTATTCAAATAATAGATAAGAACATGATATGAATAAGCTACAATATCAATAATAGCAGATAGGTTACTACCTTCATAGTTTTGATCAGTGAAAACCTGTTGTTGATTCATTCTTTCAATGATCAAGTCTTTAAGACTAATAGCATCAAATGCCACATAACCATCTTGTTCTATTCTAAAATCTGATTCTGCCATGATTATTGATAAAATTCTATTCCGGTTGAATTCAACAACGCTTTAAAGTTGATTGTTGTATTATTATTTATGAATGGCACTTCTAGTACCATATTAATGTTATATTGATCATTTTCCGGGTCTGCTAACACAACTATTTCTACAGGTTTAACTCTTGGCTCTTGCAAAAGTATTTGATTCTTTATTATATTACCTATTGTTTCAGCAGTGGTATCAGTGCAAGGTAGAAAAAGATATTGATTTAAATTTACACCAAATTCAGGATTTAAAACTTTATCACCTGGAAAAGAAGTAAACAAATTAACAATGCTATTTTCTATAGCACCTAAATCATAACTACCAACTAGATCTTTATCCTTAAGATTAGAATATAATGCTGCTTGTTGTGTTTGATCGAACTCAAAGTCGACTTTAACATCAGCATAAGTAAACTGTTTCTTTTTAGATATATTTTTAGGTTTTTCAAGATTACCTAAAATAATGTTAGCCATATTAATATTTATAACTACCTTTTAATTAGCTTCTGCAGCATAAATAATATTGTGGAAAAGAAATTCAATAAGATTTACGAATCTTACGTTTCTAGATATACCAGAGGTGGTTTTCTTACTGGTGATTTAGTTAAAGTAAGAGATGATTACAAATCTAGTGAAGGATATAAGAAGTTAAGTCCAGAATACAAAGCTAAGTTAGATGATCTGATTTCTAGTGATCTTAACTTACGTGTATCTGGTATTGAGAACAAATATCCTTCTAACCAACCAGGCAACACAGATAATTCAAGTGGAGAGTTTTCTATTACTGTATCGCAAGAGACAGCTCCTGGTAGGTATGATGGGTTTTATCAATTTCCAACTGATATATTCCAAGAAGTTGATGTATATCCTAACAGAATGCCTGTACCAGATAGTATGGTTAGACCTAATGGTACTAAAATCGATCCCGACACATTAGAATATGACGATAGTTATATTGGACAAGATCCTTTGAAGTCTCAGGTTGATGCAGGTTACTTACCAGATAGTGAAAAAGCTGTTGCAATGGGTGATGATAAAGAACTTAAAAACACTAACGTTCAAATACCCAATGGCAACAACTTTGATGCTCAATCAGTCGGTGGAGGTAATATGCCTGACACTAGCATTTACTTAAAGTAATAAAGCAAGAGTAAGCATTTATTTCTTGATCCATTAAGAACGCAGATTTATAGATAAAGTCGTGGCAAGTTGTAAGCTGCGACTTTTTCTTTTCTTCATCGATATCTAGATTGTCTATATGGTTAAACATCTCTTTCAACAATACAGGGTAATCATTATTAAACACATGCTCATTCTTTATCGCAAGCTTTCTGCACTTAAGAACATGTCCATGTTCAATAAGCTTATACAAATCAGCGACAAGTTTGGATACATTAGAGCTATCATCAATTTCAATCTTACCATTATTTGTAAGCTTCTGAATCGTATTAATTGTCTTACGAAGATCTGGAAAGTTATCCCTAACAATTTGTTTCAAGTCATCTTCACTACATACGATACTTTCCTTATTCAATATATGTACCATGCGTCCGGTTACATCCTCCACGTCATGAGTTATGTTAAATACTTGGCACCTGCTCTGTAATGCTGGAATGATTCGATGCTTATAGTTTGCAGTAAGAACAAATCGAGTAATTGCACTATACTCTTCCATTACATTACGC